TCACCTGTCCGCAATCACACGGGCGGCAACGTCGGAGTTAATCAGCAGGCTTGCGTGCGTGTGGCGCATGGAATGCAGATGCAAGTCTTGTGGCAAATCGCTTCCGGCTATGATTCGCTTCAATTTGTTGTTCATGTTCGTTCCCAGATAGAAGCCGCCGGACAGGTTCGTAAACACAAGGTTCTTGTCTTTCCATGCCGTCCCCAGCTTGAACCGCTGTTCCGTCTGCAAGGCTTTATGTTTCTTCAACAGCCCTATGATGTATTCCGGCAGGATAATCCGGCGCGTGCTGTCTATGGTTTTTGGTTCCTGCCTGACGTATTCCCCGCCGACTTTCACAAGCGTATGCCGGATAAACATCATGCCCGTTTCAAGGTTTATATCATCCCAGTACAGGGCGGACAGTTCCCCGGCGCGGATGCCCGACGCAATGAACAGGTTGATAATGACTTCAAACTGAAAATCCGGCTGTTGTGAAAGCAAGTCTTACAGTTCGTGGCATTGCTGTTCATTCAGATATGCGGCGGGCGCTGTGTCCACTTTCGGCGGCGTTACAAGCTTGCAGGGATTGCGGCGCATGATTTCCTTTTTCACCGCCGCCGTGAAGATTGCGGACAGGTTCAACTTCAGCTTGTTTGTTGAAGCGCCTGACAGACCACGCTTTTCCGTCATATCATCGAATGCCTTGTCAACCCTCATCTCCAGAGCGGCAGCGACCTTTTCAGCCGTTGCCCGTGACACCGTTTCGCCCCGCAACAGGGTGTAAATTGTCGTTCGGTTGATGCCGGATTTTTCGGCGAAGTCATCCCGCTTTACACTGTCAAACAGCGCCTTATCTTTCAGCCGGAAATGCTGTTCCATGTTGCCCGAACGCTGCAATTCCGCAAACAGACTGTCCAACATCGGCGGCGTGATGTTTTTCAGCTTTTCCCGCCCTATGACCGGGAGAATGTGGTCATAGATGCCCTTGCGGTAATTCACAAGCACGTTCGGCTTTAAGGTTTGCGGGGCGACCGTGGAATAATACCATTCCGCGAGTTCGGCAAACGTCCTGTTTTCATCAAGGGCAACATAGCCCCTGATTTTTTCTTCCCATGTAGCCGCAAACGCCCTTGCAAGCTTTTCAGCCTTGCCCGCTGTCACCCCGTCCGGCGGGCGATATGTCGTGGTTTTCTTGCGCTGCTTGCCCTGTTCATCATACCCCATATAGGCGGTAATGGTGAAGGTTTCACCGCGTTTCCTGATACTTGCCATCGTGTCACCCCTTCTTTATCTCTGCCTGCCGTGCGGCAAGCCGTTCATTGATATTCGCCTGCGCTTTGTCCATCCTGTCCGTAAAGCCCTGCAAGTTATCCATATCAGAAAGGAGTCCCGACAGCATAGACAGGAACGCGGATTTCCCGCCCGCCGTCAACAGGTGGAACGCAAACAATACGTCCGCGTCCGCGCCGTCGTTGTCGTATTCAGCCCTGATTGCTTCAATCTGTGCTTTGTTCATGGAGCCGCCGAAACGGTTTAGCAAATCATGTTCCCGGAGAAAAGCCGCCGTTTCTTCAATCCGCGCCGTTTCCCTGCGCTGCATTTCGCGGGTAAGCAACCTGTCAAGAATCGGTTCGGAGAAATTCAAGGCAATCTGTTCTTCATACGTCCGTTCAGGAACGGGCTTTTTTGCTATGGCTACAATGTCACTGTACTCAAACCGCCTGTCCAAAATGGAAAGCGGGGAAATCTCATAGACTTCACACAGCTTTGACAGCACATCCAAAGACGGCTGTACTTTGTCATTTTCCCAGTTCGTCAAGGAAGTAGGCGCACAATCCAGCTTTTCCGCAACTTCTGATTGCTTCAACCCTTTGTTCAGACGGGCGGCTTTCAGCTTTTCGCCAAACGTTGCCATAAGATACCGCAACCCCCTTCAAGTTTCTTGATGATATTGTACCACAATCAGATTGAGATTGCAATAGGAAGTTTCACCTGAATTAAATTTACTTATCCTCTTGACACTTCATTTGGTTTGTGGCAGTATAATCACAGATGAATTGTGTTCATGTCAACGAGCGCAAGTCAAATGAAGCAGATGGAGGAAACGAACCGTGAAAGAAAAACCCGCATTGACCATCAAGGAAACGGCACATGAATTCCAGTTCCCGGAATTCGCAATCCGAACCCTTGTAAAACGCGGCGCGTTCCCTGTTATACAAGTTGGCAATCGCGTTTATATCACCCGTGAAGTGTTCGCGCATTATTTGAAGGAAGGGGGGCAAAGTATGCTGCTGCACGTTGATAACGTCAAGTTCAAAGTGAAACCCACAAAGGCGGAAATCGGCGCTATCAAGTGTCGATTCGCAAAATCGGCAAGCATACGGGAAATGACCGTCAAGCAAGTTGCGGACTGCCTGATTGCAGGGCGCACGGTTCAACCCGGCGTAACCCCCTACACCGACTCGACAAAGGCAAAAGGCTACAAGGGAACGTCCGACGACGATTTTACGCAACAGACCCTTTTCATGTCCGATATTGACAACGAAAGCGCGGATGCCCCGCAGGAAACCCCGGAGCATGTCGCGGAATTGCTGGCGGCATTCAATCTGAAACCCGTGTTCATGTATGAAAGCTATCACAGCACGGCGCAGCAGAAACGTTTTCGGTTCGCCGTCGTATGTGATGAAGCCATTACCGACCGGGCGGAGCGCGATGCGATACAGGGCGCGTTAATCGCCCTGTCCCCGCAATCGGACTACGGCACGGCGAACGCTGACAGAATGTATTTTGGAACCGACAAAGGCATAATTGAAGGGTTTACCGACTATGAAGCCGTATGCCGGAAAGCTGACCTGTTGACGCTTGCGGGCAGGTATCATATGCCCGACAAAGACGAACCGCCCCGGAAAGCGCCAAAGGCGGCGAAAACAGTCGGTTCACAGTTTGGGCAGACTATTCCCACCGGGCAGCGGCACGCAACCCTTGTAAGCTTTGCGTCTACCGTGCTGACCAAATACGGCATAACGGAACAGGCGCATGATGCGTTTATGCAGCGTGTGGCGCAATGCGCAGAACCTAAACCCGACGATGAAATAGAAAAGATATGGCGGGACGCTTGCGCCTACTATCAGCGCAGCATAGCGACAAACCCGGAATATCTGCCCCCGGCGGAATATATGGCACAGAACTTTGCGGAAAGCTATGAACCTATGGACTACACCGACGTAGGGCAGGCAACTATCTTCACAAAGGTTTACGGCGAACGCGTGAAGTATACCCCGGCAACAAAGTTCATTGTCTACAACGGACAGGTATGGCAGGAAAGTGAAATCAAGGCGCAGGGGCTTTCACAGGAATTGACCGACAAACAGCTTGAAGAAGCTCGCCTGCGCGTCCGTCGTGCGCAGGATGCTTTGAATGCTGCTGTTGAACGTGGCGACAACGACGAGATAGACGACGCGAAAAAGCGCCTTGCATTACAGGAAAACTACAGGGGCTATGTGTTGGGACGGCGCAAGTCTGACAAGGTAAAAGCCTGCCTGACTGAAACTCGGCCTAAAGTGGAAACTGAAGTTGCCCAGCTTGACAGGGACGGCTATTTGCTGAATACACCGGGCGGCACGGTAGACTTGCGCACAGGTGAAGTAAAACCCCATGACCCCGCCGATTTCTGCACAAAGATAACAACCGTTGCGCCGGACACGGTAAACGCTGACATATTCGCGGCGTTCATGGAGCGCGTGACCATGGGCGATAAACAGCTTGCGCGGTATTTGCAAGAAGTCGCCGGAATGTGCGCCGTGGGGCGCGTATTGCGCGAAAACCTGATAATCGCCTATGGCGAGGGCGGCAACGGAAAATCAACCCTGTTTAACCTGCTGGCGCGTGTGTTGGGCGATTATTCCGGGGCGCTGTCCGCTGAAACGCTGACCGCGAATTGCAGGAAAAACAAGTCCCCTGAATACGCAGAATTGCGCGGCAAGCGGTTAATCATCGCCGCAGAACTTGAAGAAGGTATGCGCCTTGATACCGCCATCGTGAAGAAACTGTGTTCTACTGACCCGATTTTGGCGGAGAAGAAATACAAAGACCCTTTCACGTTCGTTCCGTCGCACACCGTGATACTGTACACAAACCACTTGCCCAAAATCGGCACGAACGATAAAGGGACGTGGGACAGAATCATTGCCGTTCCCTTCAAGGCCAATTTCCGGGGCATGAAGGGTGAAATCAAGAATTATGCCGACTACCTATTTGACCATTGCGGCGGCGCTGTGCTGACGTGGATTATACAGGGCGCACAGCGGTTCATTGCCAACGACTACAACATTGAAATGCCGGAATGCGTGAAGCAGGCCATCACACAGTACAGGGCTAACAATGACTGGCTTGAAAACTTCCTTGCGGAATGTTGCGAGATTGACCCGCGGTATACGCAGAAATCCGGCGAACTGTACACGCGCTATAAGGTGTATTGCGACGCGACGGGCGACTACAGGCGGAGCCTTGCAGACTTCAAACAGGGGCTTGCTATGGCGGGCTATGACACACGTAAAACCATGACGGGCGCGATTGTATACGGCTTGCGCGTGGTATCGGAGTTCATGGAAGTGGACGAGCCTACACCATGGAGCAATCCGCCGCTGACCGGGTAAAAGCCTTGCGGGGCAAAGGATATGACGACCAATGACGATGAAATACAAAACTTTTAAAAGTTGAAAAAAGCTGTCCCACATAGAGAAGTTTGTAAATGGTCGTCATTCATCGTCATCCCCCCCGGCAAGCCGAAAAAAACGCACGCCCCCATGACCGGCGGCGGAGTTCACTTTTCCCCCAAAGGGGAAAACGAGTTTTCACCATCGAAAATTTTGAGGTGGTCAAATGCCCACCTCAAACGACCGCCCAACCTACCCCGTGGCCCACATGGCCACAGGGTGACAGCGGCAGGAAGGAGGCACACCAATGAGCATTTTATCCAAACTGTTCGGCAGGCAGACGGCGCAGGGAAAGCCCCAGACGTTCATAGAGATCAACAGCACGTTCAACAGCTTTTCCGGCACGGGCTACAATTCAGCGGCGTTCCGGGCGGCGGTTGACGCAATCGCACGGCACACGGCAAAGCTACAGGCGCACAGCGCGGACAACAGGTTTGAAACCCTGCTGACGCAAGGCCCTAACGCCTATATGTCCGCCTATGACCTGTTGTATAAGACGGCGGCGGCCTATTTCACCCATAACAACGCGTTCATGCTGTTGCAGCGCAGAGAACCCCAGCTTATGTCAAATTCGGCTGAAACTGACCCGGGGCAGAATTCTGCCCAAGGTATCACGGCAATCTACCCCCTGAACCCTTCAAGCGTGGAATTCAGACCCGGCAGCGACGGCGCGTTATACCTTGAATGCACGTTCCCGGACGGGCGGCAGATAACTTTCCCGTATGCTGACATTATCCATCTGCGGCGGCATTTTCTGATTAATGACCTGACAGGGGACAGCAACGCGCCGCTTTACGCCCTGCTGGACACGGCGGACACGCTCAATCAGGGCATTTCGGCAAGCGTGAAGAACGGAACGTCCATCCGGGGCGTGCTGAAATTTACTTCCCTTGTCAATCCGGCGCAGGTGAAAGCGGAAAAGGAACAGTTCGTTTCCGACTACTTCAACCCCGGCAACAACGGCGGCATTGCGGCGACCGACCAGCGGTTCGACTTTGTACCTGCCAATATCACGCCCTACAGCGTGCCCAAAGAACAGTTTGAAACCATCACCCGGCAGATAACAGACTATTTGGGAGTGGGCGCGTCCATCGTGAACGGAACCTATACCGAAAACGAATTCAGCGCGTTTTATGAAAGCATTGTGGAGCCGTTTGCGCTGCAACTGGCGCAGGAATTCCGCTTGAAAACCGGGGCGGAAATTACGTTCACGGCGGAACGCATGGAGTTTTCCAGTGCGGTAACGAAAATCAAGCTGCTGCATGAAGCCGCGCCGTTAGGGCTTATCACCGTGAATGAAGCCCGTAAACTGCTGGCATTACCGCCTGTCAAAGACGGGGACAGGCGTTTGCAATCCCTGAACTATGTTTCTGCCGACAAGGCGGACGCATACCAACTTGAAGAAAGCGAGGTATCAGCGAATGGAAACACGGAGCCTTGAAGTCCGGGCGACTGACAACCGCACGTTAGAGGGTATCGCGGTAGTATTCAATCCGCCCGCCCAAATCGGCGCTATGACTGAGATCATACACCCTGACGCATTGCGGGGTGTTGATCTTGACGGCATTGTGCTGATAACCAATCATGACGGCAGCGGCATTCCGCTTGCGAGAAGCCCGAAAACCCTTTCCCTGACCGTCACTGAAAAGGGGCTTGAAATGCGGGCAAGCCTGCCTGACACAGAGCAGGCACGGGCGGTATATGAAGCCGTCCGGCGCGGCGATCTGTCCGAAATGTCCTTTGCCTTTGACATCGGCACAGCGGACTATGACGAACAGACCCAGACCCGCACAATTACCCAAATCAGCAAAGTTTATGAAATCAGTATCGTAAACTATGCCGCATACACCCAGACCCATGTAACAGCGCGGAAAGCGCAGGAGGAGGAAAAAGCCATGTTCAACCCCATCACGGCAACCCTTGAAGCCAATCAGATCGCCCAGACCGACACCCATAACGCCCCGGAATATCGCACGGCGTTCTATAAGTCCCTTATGGGCAAGGAACTGACGGACGCAGAGAATCGCGCCTTTGCCGCCGCGCAGGCGGAGAAGCGGGCGGACGCGTTCAACACGCTTTCCAGTTCCGCCGCCGTTGTGCCTACCACAACCCTGAATGAGATTGTGAAGCAGGCGCGGGGTGTGAACGGGCTGTTCAATGAAGTCCGCCTGTTCGCCGTCCCGAACAATCTGTCCGTTCCCGTGGGAACCCCCGGCGACGCGGCAAGCTGGCACACCGAGGGCGCAGCCGTGGAACGTAAGGACGTAATGACCGCCGCCGTGACCTTCACCGGGCGGGAGCTTATCAAGGTGCTTTCCCTGTCCGCGTCCGTCCGCCGCATGGATATTTCCGCCTTTGAGCGGTATATTACCGACGAACTGAAAGCCGCCGTTGCGGATGCCATCGGAGTGGCGATTGTTTCCGGCACGGGTGAAGGGCAGCCCATGGGTATTTTGTCCGGCGTGACGTGGACGAACAAGAATCGCATTCAGACTGCCGCCCTGACCGCCGACAACCTGCTTGCGGCAATCGCCCTGTTGCCCGCCGGATATGCCGCCGGGGCAAAGTTCGCTATGTCCACGGCGACCCTGTTCGGCAGCGTGTACCCCCTAAAAGACGGGAACGAGCGCTATTTCTTCACCGACCCGGAGCGCGGCGGCGTGCGCCGTCTGTTCGGTTTTGAAATCGTGCTGGACGACAATATTCCCGCCGGAACGATTCTGTTCGGCAATTTCCGCTATTACGGCGTGAACGTCCCGCAGGGTGTCGCCGTGGAAGTATCGCGGGAAAGCGGATTCACGTCCGGCCTGATTGACTACAGGGCATTGTGCATTGCGGACGGCAAGCCCATTGTCCCCGGCGCGTTCGTCAAGGTGGAAGTCAAGGCGGGTTAATCCCCGCCCTGACACTTCCCGGAAAGGGCAGGTGAAAGCGAATGTTCACTATCCAAGAAGCCCGCGACATTCTACGGATAGACGGCAGCGACAACGACGCAATCATTGAACCCATGATTGACGCAATCCCGCCGTTTCTTGAAGCGACTACAGGCTACAGCGCCGTCAACGGCAACTATTCGCCCGTCGCCATGACGGCGGGGCGGTTCCTGCTGCAACTGTGGTATTTCGGCGAAAATGCGGACACAGACAAATTACAGCGGGTAATAGACTGCCTGCTGAAAGCATTATCAGCGGAGCGTGGCAAGGCATGACACAAACGGAGTTCTATCACAGCACGGCATGGAAACGGCTTTCAAGGGCGTTTCTGCTGTCCCGGAACTATATTTGCGAACGTTGCGGCAAGCCTGCTGAAATTGCCCATCACAGGTGGTATCTGACCGCTGAAAACCTGCATGACCCGGCAATATCCCTTAACCCTGATAACCTTGAAGCCCTTTGCCGCGACTGCCATAACGCGGAACATTTTGGACGCGGCGGTGCAACGGCGGCAGGACTGTCCTTCGACGTGAACGGCAATATCGTTCAGAAAGGAACAAACGATTATGAATGAAGTCTATGAAAACGAACTGCAGCAGGAAATCAGTTTCCTGTATGACGAACTGGCCTATTTGCAGGGTGAAATTGCGGATACCCGCAAGCAGAACGATACCGAAGCATACGCCCGCCTGTGCCGGGTATACCTGCCTATGCAGAAACAGTATTTGAAGCTGTGCGCGGAACTGAAAAAGCAGACGGGCGCAGATGTGGACGAACTGGCGGCGTTCAACGGAGCGTGACAGAGTATGAACTATATCACGGCCTATAACAGCCTGATACAGTCCGGGGAAATCGTCGCTTCAAGGCGGGTAAAGCAGGTCTACGCCCGCCTTGCGGCGGCGACCGCCGACACGTCCGGGCAATACATCTTTGATGAAGCCCGGGCAAGCCGCCCCATTGCCTTTATAGAGCGATTCTGCAAGCATTCTAAAGGCGAGTGGGCAGGACAGAGCATTTCCCTTGAACTGTTTCAGAAGGCATATATTCAAGCCCTGTACGGTTTTATAGACCGTGACACCGGGTGCAGGCAGTACAGAGAAAGCTTTTTCCTTGTGGGACGTAAAAACGGTAAATCCACCCTGCTTGCAGGGCTTGCCCTGTATATGCTGACCAGCGACGGCGAGGGCGGCGCGGAGGTATACAGCACGGCGACCAAATACGCGCAGGCGCGTTTGCTGTTCGATGAAGCTCATAACATGATAAAGCAGTCCCCAGCGCTAGCAAGGCATTTCCGCAAGCGTAAGAGCGATTTATACTATGAACCCGCCATGTCAAAGTTTCAGCCCCTTGCCCGCAATTCTGACACGCTGGACGGTCTGAACGCTTCATTTGTCATTATGGACGAACTGCACGGCGTGAAGGACAGGAACCTTTATGAAGTCATGCGGCAGAGCCAATCAGCGCGGCGGCAACCGCTGATGATAATGATAACAACCGCCGGAACCGTCCGTGAATGCATCTTTGATGATATGTATACCTATGCCGCAAACGTGGCAGACGGGGTGATTGCTGATCTCCATTTCCTGCCCATCCTGTACGAACTGGACGACCGCAGCGAATGGACAGACCCGGCGGCATGGATAAAGGCAAACCCGGCGTTAGGGGCTATCAAGAAGCCGGATGACCTGACGGCGAAAGTGGAGCGGGCAAAGCAGAACAGGAACGAACTGTCCGGCGTGCTGTGCAAGGAATTCAACGTCCGGGAAACCGTGAAAACGGCGTGGCTTTCCTTTGACGACATCAACAACGAACAAACCTTTGACCTTGAACAGTTCCGGGGCGCGTACTGCATCGGCGGCGTTGACCTGTCCATAACAACCGACCTGACCTGTGCAAGCCTGCTGTTCATGAAGCGCGGGGACGATAGAAAGTATATCGTTCAAATGTACTGGCTACCCGCCGACCGACTGCAAGAGCGCGTGCAGCAGGACAAAATACCCTATGACAAATGGTTTGACCGGGGCTTGTTACGGCTGTGCGCGGGGAACAGCATCAACTACAGCGACGTAACACAATGGTTTGTGGAAACCGTAAAGCAATACGACCTGTTCCCGGCGTGGGTTTACTATGACAGCTATTCCGCCCGCTATTTCGTGGAAGAAATGCAGATGCAGGGGTTCAATATGGTTCGCTGCATACAGGGCGCGAAAACGCTGTCCCTGCCCATGCAGATGTTAGGGGCAGACCTGCAAGCCCACAAAGTCATATACAACAATAATCCCGTGCTGAAATGGTGTCTGACCAATACGGGCGTACAGACCGACCGCAACGGCAACATTGTACCCATCAAGAACCAATCGCCCAAACAGCGCATAGACGGCACGGCGGCGCTGCTTGACTGCTATGTGGGACTGTATGAGCACTACACGGAATACACGACGGCGATATAAGGGGGAACCGCTATGAAGCTGAAAGACAAGAAAATCAATATTTATATCGAACGTTACCTCCCCAACGGGAACGGCTACACGACAAAGGTAACTGAACCCCTTGCCCTGAATGTGTGGGCGTATTTCCGGCAACTGTCCGGCAAGGAAATATTCGCGGCGGCGGCGTACAGGTATGATGAAGAAGTGCTGTTTACCATCAATTACCGCGCTGGCCTGACAACGGCCTGCTATGTGGAGTATGGCGGCGTGAAGTACAACGTCAACCGCATTGATACCTTTGAAGGATATAAGCAGCATATTACGCTGTACTGCAAGAGAATGTAAAACGGCAGAGGCATGAAACCCTGCCGTTACTTTTGGGATAGACCCTTATACTGCAAACGTCAGGCTTGAACATCTGCCGCTGCTTTATGAATTATAATTGATATGAATATATTTGTTCAATCAGTTCGTTTAATTCTGAATGTATGGATTCATTTTCGCTACTATTCCCGTTCTGATAATTATATATAATGGTTCTAACTTTGCTACTAATTAAATCTATGACCTTCTGTTCTGGTTCTACATAAGGTATCTGCTTAACGTAATTAGCTGAATTGTTAGCAGTTGGATTAATAGTGTGAATCAGATTATTAACTACATCGGAATTCATAATAGCCAAAATATAGTACAGGCGCGAATTGTCTTTAGGGAATATACCAACAATAGATTGATCGAATACACGTTTTTCAAGTAGAAAAGCTTTTATGCTACTTGATTTTACCATAGGAAAAGCAACTCCCGTTTTGAAATAAAACGATGAATTTTGAAAACGAGTTTTCTTGTTGCTATTATAATAATCTATGGTATCTTTATCCCATCGAACAAACCATTCGTCGACCAATCTATAATATCGCGTGCTAGAAGCGCTTTTCACAAATGGAACATAACCTTCAGGAACAGATTCAATCCCTGCTAAAGACATACAAGAAAACACCATAGATATATCGACTTTATCATAACTCTTGCTTCCCTTTATACTTTCATCAAGTGCACGAATGAACCTTTTGTTATCCCCCGTGTAAAAGCCTGTAACAACGTCCGCGATATCACCCAACCGTAAAGTTGCCTTGTTTATTGTGTCCGTTATTGTCCTATCGGCAAGAATGAACCTATGCTGTTCACAATTTAGAACATCCGATTGTTTTAGTATGAATTCAGAGAGGTGCGCAGGATGCTTTTCTTTTTCATATAATAGTCTGAATTCAGCAGCGGAATGAAAACCTTGTATAATCCGCACCGTATTTTCGAGTGCAGTTTCTTTTGAACATCGTTCAAGCGTAATAATAGACAAATTAGAGTAACCAAAGCTTACACCCGGAAAGAACTTTGAGGGAAATGTGATTATTTCTTCAATTTTTGTCGAGGTTAGAAGAACTTCCCGTAATTTTGCGTGCAAATTCAAGAACATATAAGTATCTGGTATAATGAAAGAGAGACGACCCCCAATTTTAAGAACAGAAATACAACGAAGAAGAAACAACGAATATGTTTCTTTTACGTATTGACCGGGATATTTCTTTTTAAGCAAATCCCTTTTGTCATAGTCTTGCCATGCTCCATAAGGGGGATTACCTATAACCTTGTCGTAATGGCCACCAATAGCACCAAAGCAATCAAGTTGTTCATCAACAAGAGTGTCTGTTCTTTTTAGCCAAAGTTCAGGAATTCCAAATGCGTCAAGTCGTTCGTCGAGCAAAGTATCTGTTTCTCTAACCGTAATTGAATCATAACTATTGTATTTCTTTTCAAGGATAGAAATAGCCTTTTTGTCAATGTCCAGAGCGTCAATCTGAACAGGAAGTTCAGCTTTCAGAATTTCATCAATAAAAATTCCTTCCCCGGCAGACGGTTCTAAAATAACATCATTGTTTGATATTCCAAGACGATTAACCATATAGGAAGTTATTTCGTCGGAATTTGTGTAGTAAGAGCAAAGAGTGTCTTTCATTCAACGATCCTCCGTAAGACAAAACTTAAGATAATCCTTAAGATAGATTATAGGACAAAGCCTTTACCATGTCAAGTATTTCAGCAAGTCATTTTCCCGCAAATGAGTTCGGAGTTCATCGCTAATATCGTATATCCAATCCGCGTTGCTATCCAGCCATGAACGAATATCGAATCCTGTAAAGCTCTTTATGGCTGCATAACAATCGTCAGCGCAATAAACATCCCAATACGGTGAATTCTTTAAGGTTTGCAAATAATGATTGTTTTCATCTTCGCTCTGACGAACAAATAGCAAAGTTTTCTCTATATCCCCTAATGAATTGTATATACTTGCGACAAGTAACAGCCTGTTGGTATTACCCTTTTCATTTGAACTGAAACCACTTTTGAAGTCACAGTTATAGTGAATTCCTGCTTGTTCAAAATGCAAGTCCAACGCAAGCTTAATTCCGCCGCTATCAACCATTGTCCACGGAATGGAATAATGGCGTTTTAATTCTTCCTTAATATCTTCTGATACTTCTAAGGAGTCAATATATTCAGTCGCGCTTTTTCTGATTCCCCGTTGAACATCCTCAAAATCAGGCGGGTTGATTATACGTAGTTCTTTTACAGGATATTCAAATGCAAGTCTGCAAAAGGGTTCCCATAATTCACCAATTCGTCGTGCAAAAGCCATATACTCATACGGCCAAACCTTATTTCGATATTCCAGCATGACAATGTACGAAACATAGGTCATGCACAAAATTTCATTAAGCAAACGTTCATTATCCCATTTTTCGGCGATGGCCTGCCTTTTAATGAGAATCAGTTTTTCGTCACGGTACGCTTTTATTTGTTTATTTATTTCGCTTGCTTTGTCGTTTCGGCTCTTTCTTGAAGCTTGCAACGGCGAAAGGATTGTTTCGGCATAGGTGCGAAAGTCTTTGAGCCATTGTTCCTTAGAATGAAGCATAATAGAATTCCTTTCAAGTATTATAGGCATAAATAGCCATATAATACTATATCACAACCCCGTCGTTTTCTCAATATGGTATTGTGCCGGAACTTCTGTTATCTTCTTGTATCTTCTTGTAGATTTAAGCGACAAATAAGCTACAAATCAACAGTAAAACCGCCAAAATGCCCTTGATTTATTGGGATTTTGGGCGGTTTGCATATTCTCTTTCTCGAATCGGACCTCGATGCCCAGCTCCTTCAGCCTGCGGACAACGTTGAGCGTATCCACTGTGTTTCGGGCAAAGCGTGACAGGCTTTTGGTGAGAATGATATCGATCTTCCCAGCTTCGCAATCTGCCAACATCCGAATAAACTCCGGGCGGCTGTCCATCTTTGTGCCGGAGATACCTTCATCAGCATAGACGCCTGCGTATTCCCAGCCCGGCGTATTCTGAATCAACTCACTGTAGTAGCTGACCTGCACGGACAGCGAATGCATCAGCCGTTCCGTATCCATCGAAACACGCGCATAGGCCGCAACGCGCTTTCGCTGAAGAAGGTCCGGCTTTTTCGCGTCGATCCGCGTTATGGATTTGGCCATTGTATCAAGCCTCCTTTCGACCGTATTACTCACTCTGAATGCCCGAAAAGTCAAGCAATATCAAGGATTTTCGAGAGATAAAGCACTGATTGGCGGGTCGTATTTTTCGATCAGAACAGCCCTTGCCTGGACGAATTCCTCGGCGGTCAGCAGGCCCTTGTCGCGGAGTCGCTCAAGCACGGACAGACAGAGCCGGTAGCCCTGCTCCCGCTGAAACATGGTCATATCCATCACTGATTCCCCCTTCCCGTGCGAAAGGCGTCATAGCATCCACGGCTGCAGAAGCTGCGCTGCGTGACGCCATATACCTCGAATGTCTTGCCGCACTCCCTGCAGATGAAGGTATGCGTGGTTTTCTGCGTCAGCTGGTTTCGGTGCTCTGCCCACCATTTCATCCTGCAGGCATCTGAACAGAAGCGCTTGTGCTTGCGCCCGGGCACCTGTTGAATAGGGGTTCCGCATTGGTCGCAGCCGCCCTTGGCAGCGTGCCTGCCGACACTGGACCGGGTACCGCCCAGTTCATGCCGGATACAGTAGCTCTTGACCTTGCTGGCCGATATGCCAAGCAGTGTGGCAATCGCTCCGTAGCTTTTGCCTTCACCTCGCAGCCGGGTGATCCGTTCCTTTTCCTGTGCTGTCAT